GACTTCCATTTCAAACCAACTCTGATTCGCGATTGTATTGGTCGGGTCCGTCTGTGCCGCCTGAGTCTCCAAAAAGCACTCAAAGTAATCACCCTCCGCTACGGAGATAATTGGTGAAATTATTTGACTGCCCTTTGGTCCGCCATTACCAGCTACTTCAAATGTACTAAAAGGTTTGAAATTAGCCATGCTGGGATCAACGCCTCCTGTACCTCCATTTTTCCTGATCTGCATATGGCGGCGTCCTCCGGGGTCGGTATCCCACTCGCAACCGAATGTAAGCCGGATCGCGGTGATGCCGCTACCGACGGGTACCGTAAGCCGAGTATTATTAGAGCTATCGTTGTGAATCTCATCGACGCCTTCCGAGTCGAAAACCGTCGTATTAAATGGGTGCGGTGAAGGACTTTGGGGGAACGGATTCGTGCCTCCTGTATTTGGGGCGGGGAAGTTAATACTATGGGTTGCCAGAGCGCCGCGTCGATTCCCAGCTAGATTAGGGAAAGCAGAGAGCTTGGCGGGTGTAACTGCCTGCGTATCATCTACGCCAGCGTCCACCGTTGCTTGCTCGGCAATTGCGATAGTACCTATCTGTCCTTCTGCTGCAGCGGTACCAGCAAAAGACTCTGGAGTTACAGCGCGATCATCGCTAGTACCAGCTTCCGTCTGCGTAATATTTGCAGTACGGAGCGTACCCCGTTGTGTCGGGGCTGCGGCGGTATCGCGAAACTTCAGTGGGGTAACGAAGCGAAGGTCATCCGTTCCGTCATCCATTTCCGTCTGATCAGCGATCTCAGCAATACCTTCCGAAGTCTCGGTGGCCGAGGCGACATCACCTGTAAGGTCATCACCTTCAACGCGGATGTTCGCGCCTCCAGCGGTGGCTCGGCTGGTACCGTCTATCGGTACAGCGATTTCGTTGGTTGAGACGCCAGCGAGTCCGCGTAGCGGAACGTCAACGATCTCACCGTTAATCATCTGAGTGTTTGGTCCATCGATGACGGCATCGGTAAGGCTATTACCGTCCATGTCGAGGTCGCCTTCCATGATGTCGCCGTTACGTTGGATGAACTCCTCCACAACTACAGCGGTCAGGCGAAGTTCAATACGTGTCGTAGTCATCGCGAATGACTGTGCAACAGAGTTGTCGAACCCACGAACAACTGTCAGGAGATCGCCCACGCGCTGCGTGCATTGAACGACTTCGATGTTACCAGCGTCGTCTTCCAGCGTAGCCACAAAAAACTCTGGAGCGGTAAAAACAGGGAATAGCGTACCGTCACCTGAACCCACTTGGATCACAGTGTCCAAGTTGTTTATCGATGCGGCGAGCAATGAACTCGCGTTATTTACAAATACAATGTCAGCCATTTCCGCCTAACCTTCTCACGTTATAACTCGGTGGATACGTCCACTGCTGAGAGTTGTTGAAGCCCTGCTTCCGCTGGGCCATGTAGTAACCGATCCGGCGCAAAAAATTGTGCCGAAGTTGTGCTGCTACCGCAGGACTAGAGTACGGCTTGTTCGGGTGGTTGTATACCCGAGACAGGTACCCTTCTACGATTGCATCATAATACTTCAATGTGACCTGTCGTGGTAGGAGGAGAGTGTCGAAGGAAGGCATGACTGCTACCACTGCATCGGTCTCTCCTACAAGAGAGGTTTCCAGCCGAGGGAAATATAAGAACTCATCCGGGTTCGATGTAACGAACCAGCCTCGGGGGGCATCTGAAGTGAAGTCAGGATCGTCCAGCGGAGGTCGTTGACCAATCGGCGGTATCCTGACGTTCCTGAGTGTGAGGGTCAGTATCCCAATGACCTCGGTATTCGGGTCAGCAGAGTTACTGGCATCGGAGAATGCTTCAGTTGGAGGTGTGAAATCAGCAGTTGTATATCGAGCAGTACCGACTGTGAAGCGGACTTCATCTATGTACGCATCTGCATCTGCGATATTTGCGCCCGGATTTTGATTTCTTGAACCAATGTTGATCGGTACGACGCCAGAGCCACCAATCGTAACACCTGTTACATCAACTGTGGCACCGGACTTCACACCATCGATATGCGCAAACAGGTCATTGCCACTCCGAGTGATCTGGACGTGTGACTGGACACCGTTCGCGGCCATCGCTCCAAAGAACGGAAAGTTATTGAAACTGCCACCGCCATTGTCAGAGTAAGCAAACTGTAAAACTCCGTTGGAATTCAGGACTTGCCAATTAGCTAATCCGCTACTTCCATCACCATGATTGATGTAGTCATGCCCACCGACCTGATTCTGTGCGTTGACAAAAAACTCAAGCGTCCAGTCGCCATCGCCTGTTACGAACGCAGCGTTGTGGGGGATTTCCAGATAGTCCAATGGATCGCCGGTAGTCGCATCAAGTGAAGCTGTACCGAACTTCTTAAACGAAGTCGTTAGTGCTGCGGCTCCCTGAAATATTACTGAGCTATTAAGCGGCGAGTCATCGACCGCAACTACAGCGCCATCCACACCATCCAGACTCAGCAGAAGCACTACGTCGCCGAAGTCAGGATCGGCGTTTGCATCGACCGAACCGGGGACAACGATCTGAACGGGGACGTTACCGGCGGGTGTATCGATACCCGGAACTTCTTCTATCCAAGCATACGACCGCTCAAAGAACTCTCGGCAGGCGAGGCGAAGCTCGCGTAGTGCTAGCTCCCGTATGATGCCCGGCGTCTGCGGAGACGTATCCTTGAGTATTTGCTCAAAAGTTTCTGTGTACTCGATAGCCACTTTAGAGTCCTATCACTTGGTTGCGGAACTGCCCAAGTAGCAGAGCCGCCCTTCCATCAGTAGTATACTCGTCGTCGAAGATTTCGGCTACGCCAACGAGGTATCCTACCAAGGGCGTATAGAATTGGAACTCAAGAGTGAAGACATCGGTCCAGTCGATCTGGCCTACGCCAGCGCCGGACTCAACTATCTCGGGAACATTCAGAGAGTTTGCAGCGAACAAGCCGTAGAAAACGTCAGGGCGCATCGTGCCCAAGTCTCGTAGTCCGCGATTAAGAAGCTCGATGAGGGTCTCATCGGTATAGCGTTGGAGGTTGGTATCTGTGTCCTGAAGCATCTTTCGTGCTTCTGTAACCAAATTTTCGTAGGTCTTCGTAGCCACCGATAGCCTCCTGAGGAAAACCCCAGCTGCACCCGAAGATACAGCCGGGGTCTGTAGCCTTGGTAACTATTAGGACTCGTTACCTTTCGATACGTGCGCCAAGCCGAGTGCAACGCCGTTCACGACTTTGAAGCCATAAACCTGCAAGCCACGCAAGAGGTTGGAGAACGAACGCTCGGAGCGGATCGTTTCCAGCTTGGTGAACTGTGCGGCGAAGGTCAGCGCGGCAGTTGTGCCGAACAGAAGCGGATATGCGGTCGGGGTTCCGCCAGCCGGAAGGATCAGGTTCGACAGGTAGAGCGTGAACCTATCGATCATTCCGAGGCGACCGTTACGCAGGATCGACGTTCCGTCACCGGACAGAGATGCATCTTTCAGCTCAGATCGCTTGATGCGAGCTGCGAGCCATGCCGGGATCACGAGGAATCGGCCAGACTCGGGGATGTTCTGCTCGTCGAGGACCTGACCACACTTGATGATGAAGTCGATGATCTTCTCGGCGTTGGGGGCGTCGGCACCTTGAAGGTCGCCTGCACCGGAGCCAGAGACGAACTGCGGTGTTGCTGCCACACCAATGTCCAGATCGCCGGAGATAACTCCAGCAGTCAGGCCACGGTTTTCAGCGGCAATATCTGCGCCGCCAAGAGCAACATCGGTGATGTCGTCAAGAACCTGACCATCGACAGCAATCTTCATCTGCTCTGAGGCGTCTTCTGCCCAGATAGAAAGCTGGTCGATGTCGGCCTGAACTTCCATAACGTCATCAAGCGCGAGGTTGAAGTACTTACCACGGTCGATAAGTAAATCTTGAACCGGCTCGGATGGGCGCTGAACGTCCAGATCGATATTCGCTTCGTAATCAGTGATCACGATTGTCGGACGAGAACGAATCTTCACCAAGTCGCCTTGGTTCTTGATTTCGCCTTCGTAGTCCGTATTGGCAATCGCGCCAAGAACGGTGGCTTCGTAGAATTTCTCTACGAGCTTACCGCTCCAAACTTCCGGAATGAAGGTTCCGGAATACGGTGTTACTGGGTCTGACCCAGCGAAGGGGGTACCTAGAGGAAAACTCATTTTTGACTACTCCTAATAATCGTTTAACGGTTAACGTAGCCTTCCTTCACGCTGAGCTGCGATTAAGTCCTTTTCGAGTTTCACATATTCGTCTGGGACTGGTATTCGTTTCTTCGCAAACTCGTTTTTACTTGCGTAAAATCGGGCAATGTCTGCACGAGTCCATACTCGCTTACCGCTTTCGTTAGGAGCGCTGGTCGTCCCGGTTTTAGGCGTTCCGGGGGCCACGTAATCGTCGAGTTTTGCCTGTGGTTCCGGCGCTGGTGCTGCCGGAGTAGGCTCGCTCGGGTTTACGACAGCGTTTTCTGTCTGAAAGCCCTTAAAAATCGCAATCAGCCTTACGGCGTCATTCGATTGATATGCTTCTGTGAGAAGTTGCCCTCTCGCGACCCCTGCGTAAGCGTCCTTTCCATTCAGCCAATGCAGGAAATCTTCGTTCTCGTTCTGTTGTTCCCAATCTGGGACCGCAGCTTCGAGAGCGTCAAGCACTTTGTCACGATCTGATCTTGCCACACTCTGTTGCACATGGGAAGCGTTTTGTTCCACCTGTTGGAAGCGCTGATCTATACCGTCCAGACGAGCTGCGGTAGTTCCCGGCTGAAGTTTAGCCTCGGCTACCCGTTCAATCACGTCGATCAGGTCAGGGCCGAACTGTACTCGTTCTTCCTCTGTGATCCCGGCTGGTGCTGCGGCGGGTTCAGCGGCGGGGGCGGCAGCGGGAGCGGCAGTGGGTTGCATTGCGGCGAGCAGGCTCTCTGTGTTGTTTATGCGCTGCCGCATCTCAAGGATTACAGCTTTTTGTTCCTTCACTTCACCCTGCAAACGCGGAACTTCCGCATTGTATTTACCCTGCAGGACCCTGTACTTGTGTTCCGGGTCTTTCTCGGCGGGTTCTGCGGCGGGTTCGGCGGCGGCGGGTGCGGCGGGTGCGGCGGGTTCTGCGGCGGGTTCTGCCGTAGGCTCAGCGGGTGCGGCGGCGGGTTCGTTGGCTGCTGCTGCTGCTGCTGCCTCACGTTCCTCGGGCGTTCTGTTCATGTCTTCGACTATGGCATTCGCTACTGCAACTTGCTTCTGTACTTCTTTAGGGAGCGCACTCATGGCGTATTCACCTTCGGGT